CCCAAGTCACTGAGAAAATCCGTTCTTGAGGTGGTTCGAGGATATGCATTGGCTGGTAAACCGCCCAGTTGTAAACTGTTTGTGACATTGCCGTGCAACATTACATTGGATGCCAATGTGATGCCAGGACGAATAAAACTAAATTGACTATAGGCTCCAGTCTGAAAGGCAGGATCATAACTGGATACTGCAATCAATCGATTGTTGGTGTAGGTGTTGACCACAGTGTGGGGAGCCAAACTGGTATCTGACACTGTTTCTACCAAGGATCCGCTCTTGCCTTGTACTGTGGTAAATGGCGGACTTATTGCCACCCAGGTATTGCCGTTGTAGACTTTGAATTGTGCATCAGTAGTATCCCACCATTGGTCTCCCAGTTTAACTGGGGTTGGCGCGGTTGCTGATACTGTTTGTTCACTGACAGGAATAAAAGATGTACCGTTGTACACACGCAGTCGCTGGTTGGCGGTGTCCCACCATAATTGTCCAGTCAATGGAGCAAAACCCACGCTCTGTCCAGGAGGAATACTGCTGGCAAAATTTTCCAACAGTCTGACAAAGTTTTCGTTTTGTATTTCACCGTAACTGGTAAAATTTCGGCCAATCAGAGTCAAGCCTGTTTCGGTGTTGGTTGTACCATCCAACAGTGTTGTTAATATTGATCCATCTGTTTTGTTTACAATATAACTCATGGCATTATCCTATCGAACTAAGGTTGGTCAATGTTTGAATGCGCACAGTGTAATCAATTTGAATCAATCTATTTAAACTTTTTTGTACAGGATGAAATACCACGTGAGTCAACAACAATCCTGTTGATGTCAATCCCGTGGTGCCGTCTATGCTGCGACCACGCAAGCCCAGTTCATCAAAAACATATTCACTGTTTAAATTTTGGCTGTTGTCAAACAGGGCCTGTCCAGCAGGCTCGCCATAATCCAACAGGCATGTTACCAGAATATCAGTGTAAATTGTACCAGGTATGTGTGCCACAGTCATTTTGTTGTTAACCGGGTCCAAATTGGCAATAGATGTGTTGTCTACCAGTTTGCTAAATGTGGGGTTATACAAATTTGAACTTTGTCCCACAGTATTTGTAGGAAGATATGTGATTATGCCACTGGTATCCACGCTGGTGCCACCGTTGCCCAGGACCATTTCATAGATAAAGTTTTGTCCTTTGTTGGCCACACTGCTGGCTAGAGCACGACTAAAATTTTCATAGTGAATAGCGTTGGATTTATCAATGTAAACTTCTCCAGAGTCTGGATCAAATATTTTGATATGTCCACGTACATAAATCCCAGATGATTCGTCTGGACGTTTTTGTGTATTTTCCACTGCTGTTTCCTCTATGTTTGTTTGTTCTTGGTTCTGAGAACCTGGTGTATCAGTATTTATCATGGTATATATCCTGGTGAAGCCTTCAAGAATGTGGCCTGTGCTGTGGTACTGTTGTTCAAGGTATCCCCGTAAAAACTATATCCAAGGTTACCATACCAAATTTGACTCTTGGTTACTAGAGTATTGGCCAAAATTTCTACATTGCCTTGACTGCTGACCTGCCCTAGAATTGCGGCTGTGTTTACTGTGGTTGCAGTTGTCAGTGCGTTGCCTGTGATTCTATCAACAACAGCAATTGCATTGGCATTACCAACAAAAATGTTGCCAGACATGCGTACTACTGCCAAAGTTGAAGCAGTGGTCACTGTTTCCAGCAAACGCAGATTGGCAATGTTGGTCAAAATGTAATCACCAATGTTTGCTGTGATATTGCCATTGAGTGTTAATTTAATGGTAACATTGGATGTGACGTTATTGGCAGTGGTCACAGGTGCGTTGATTACTGTTTCCACCACGGTACTTGGCACTTGTTGTTCTACTCCGCTGTCAACCACGCGGCTGTTGGTTAAATGACGTAGTCTGGCGTTGCCCGAAAACAGATATTGCAAATTGCCAAGCACACTGACAAATCCTGAATCTATTCGGTTGGTGTAAACCAAATTGGCATTGGCACTGACGTTGGCAAAACTTGTGCCATACACATTGGCACCAATGTTGCTGGACACCTGATACACATTTCCAGTATGGAAGAAATATGCGTTGGATGCAAACACAGTGTTGGCTCTCCAGGGCACGCTAAATCCATACACATTGCCAGTGGTCACATAATTATTGCCGGCATAAACAACTTGTGTCCCAACAGGAACCGACAAATTGGTTGTCCAAGGCAGTGTGTTTACCACAGCCGGAGCCGTGCCATCCACTGCGCGACGTATTTGCGACAACACGTTCACTGTGTTTGCTATCAGTGTCACATTTGACCTAATGGTTGCAAAGCCCGAATCAGTGCTGTTGTACACCAGCGTTGTGTTGGCCTGTATGTTGGCAAAATATGGTGCATTGACATTGCCGGTAATTTGGTATGTGCTGCCACTGTGATTCACATAACTATTGGCAGCAAAACTGGTGTTGGCAGTCCAAGGTACATTTGTTGCATACACATTGCCAGTGGTCAGGTAAAAATTTCCCATGAATGATGTTACGGTGTCTACCGGTATCATTGAGGTAGTGGCATTTGCTGTCCAGGCAGTAACTGTTTCTTTGGCATAATTTCTATAGTAACTGATTTTTTCTCCGCCAACAAACACTATGCCAGGAAAATTAAGTTCTCTGTTTGGAGTTGATAATTTTGTGGCATCAGACACAAATATCTTGTCGTCGTTGATCAACAAGTCTCGACTAAGTGTGGTGGTATTTGTATCACTAATTCTATAAAAACTGTGATTTTGTTGCATGTTGTCAAATAATCTAAATGCATAATCTGTAGTTGCAGGTGCAACATTTGAGAACACTTGCAAATTCAAACTGTCAAACAGTTGACCAGGTACTAATTCTTCTGGTGCATGGCTGCTGAATCGGTCCACATAGGCACCGCCATCGACTTGAATGTTGCCAATATCCGCACCTAAATTGTCAGTGAATCTGCTTTGAATAATGGTGTCAATTTTTTCTCCACTGACCAAAGTGACATTGGCAACAATGTTGGCAAAATATGGTGCATATAGATTACCAGTGACAGCATAAACATTTCCGTTGTACAAAATTTGTGTGTCTGTTGATATTGTGTTTGGTTGCCAGGTTGATATAGTGTCATAGTCAAAGTACGTGCTTCCGTCAACTATGATTCCGGGATAATCAATGCCATCTGCTGATGCACTTAGGTCAATGTTGCCCCGATAGGCCACAATGCGATCATTAGCAGTTGACAGAGTTCCTGCATTGATTAAGGACACGTTGGCAATTGGGAAATCAACGTTGGCACTGATGGTGTGCGGAAACACAGACAATTGAAATAGATCATTATTGAAATTTATAACTGTGTTGCCAGCCAATACCTGTCCAGCAACAACATTGTTCCATTGTACCACAGCGTTAGCATTGGTCAGGCCCGACGATACAGGTATAGTATTGGCCCATTCTGCCGGACGTTTATAATCATAAGTCAATCGATCAAACTTGATATTGGTTTTGATACTGCGAATCACATTGTGACCTTGGTCGTTGCCATCAAACACGTTGCGCAGTATGGCTGTGGCCACTGCACCTGACCCAGTTCCATTGATAATAACTGCGGGACTACTGGTGTATCCTGTGCCTGCACTGACCACTGTGATGTTGGACAAACGACCAAGTCCGTCAATTTGTGCCACGGCGTTAGCACCGGTGCCGCCGCCACCGGCTATGATGATCTGTGGTGCTGTTACATATCCTGTACCGCCTGTGCCCACCACAACATCAACCACTCCGTAGGTGTAGTTGTTTTTCCAATCGTAATACACACGATTGTTCAGTAGTGTTGCATCGTAAGTTTGTTCTCCGCTGGGACTGCGATAAACGTTGATATTTCTGTCCCAGTACGGTGCCAGATCAAAGTCAGTGATATCTCCACCAAATTCATCGTTGCGCTGATAGTTTATGTTGAACTCACGCAAGATAGTTCTGTAGGGCTTGACCTCATTGATGTAATTTTGATAAAAATCCTGGTTGTCTGCAATGTAACTTGGAAACTGCTCCAGTTTACGAATGTATTGTGTGGCACTGATAAAACTGGTTTTAAATGCCCAATCTATGTTCTTTTGTTCAACCAAGGCATATTTGATCATGGCAAAGAAAATTTGATTGTAATCACCGGTCAAGTCGTCAATAAACAGTTCGTTCCTAATGCTCAACAAGATTTGACGTAGTTCTTTGTGAATGTCTGTTTCCATGTCCGACATCATGGTCAATTCATCAGACAATTGAATGGTTCCGTTCCCTAGTCCCACAGTCACACGATCTAAATTGTTGTCGATATAGTAAATGGCAAATTTGCCATTGCCGGCGTCAAGAACTCTGACATAGGTATCAGGAACCAACACAAGTTTCCCAAATTCTAGATTGTCTGTCACTGTAAAATCAACCACAAGACTAGGATCAAAATTGATATCATACCAATCTATGTAATTCCAATACAGATTGGTTTTGTACGACTGCACCCAGTCACCAAATAATCCATTGGCCAATGGTCTTGTGCCCATTTCGGGTATGCTCCACTCGGTACCAGTCCAGTTGTAAATAGACCATTTGCCAAGATAGGCAGGGTCAGAGTTGACCAGCACTTTGTAACCTGCGGTCAACTCTGTGGTGTTGATGTACAACAACTGATCTTTGGTGTCTACCACAGTGTTGTATTGATTTGTTCTTGAACTTGGTGGCAACTCTTCACTGTTTAACAAGGTCAATACTTTGCGTTGAGTGACCGGGTAATAATATAATTTTTCATTCACCAAAGTGATTAAATTTTTCAATGCTGCATTAACGTCAACAAACATGGTCTGACGAGGGCGAACATCAATACCGTATCGTTGGCTTATCGGCAGTGCTGGATCAGGGACAGGATTATCGTCAGCATCTTTTTCACACAGACTGTCAACTAATTTGTCAATAATAGACTGCGGCAGTTGACTGCTGGCGCTTTTTTCTTGTACCAAAGCATATTCACTGTGTATCAATCCAGCATCTTGGTTATGTCCGCCCAGATGTAACACACTGTTTTTGCCTATCAATGAGTTTTTGACATTGTAAAGTGCCACTGTGTCTTCACGCAAGACTGTGACATATGGTATGTCTTGATTTTGTGGATTTTCTATGGCTGATGTTATGGCCACAACACTGTTGCGTTTTCCAGCACGTGTGTTGGCCTGGTCGCGATTGGCCACCCAGAAATAATATTTGACTCGTACTGCACCCGATTGATCCACATATCCTGATGTGCTGTAGGACAAATCATTGGCATAGACTGGTACACCAGATCCGCCGCCAGACACATACTCGCTGGGCAATACTGTACTTTCTACCCATTCGTAAATTTCAATTTGACTTTCGGGGAACAAATCTCCCCAGTGATTCAATCTATAGATTAAAGCATCTTGTTCATAATCAATGTAGCGCAATTTGGCTAGGTTCCACCAGATTCGTCCAACCTGCTGTGGTCCCCAATGATAATCTGCTTGTGTTTTGCCCGATCCAGCATTGTATATGGCTGGATCTGATTCAGATCTGTAATCAATGTCACCGGCCACACTGCTTAAAACTTTGCCTTTGACTGGATCAATAATGTCCAATGTTGCAATCACGCTGTTGTCTGACTTGTTGTAGATAAATGTTCGGTTGACTGTGTCAACATCCACTTTGGGTTGATACTGTCGAGTCAACTGCCAACTTGGTGTGTTGGCTGGATTATTAAATGTGTAAACTATGCCAGTGTTGAAATTGTCATTGGGTGCGCTGACCAACAGTGAGCCAGTGCCTATGTCTATTGCAGCACCAAAGTCGTCCCCGGCGCTGAGTTGTGCAAATCTGCCAGTTTCTAGTTCTTGTGTAAACGTGTAGTCAATTTGTGAAGGGTTGGCCAAATTAAACAAGGGTTCAAACACATACACACTACCACTAGACACAATAGAATCAACAAAATTTGTTGAGTTGGTGTCGATTATTGTGGCAGAGTCGTCAAACACTGTGGTTTCTTCGCTGGCACTGCCGCGACTGCCCACAGCCACAAATTTAGCATCAGAACTTATGCTGAGTGTGGTTCCAAATGCGCCAGTGGTGTCACGAGGACGACTGACGTTTGCCATTCGAACATAGGTGTTGCCATTGTGGAGCCAGTGCTCAACCACACCATACAAACGATCTGCACCCAGCGAGCCAGGAGCACTAACAAACAAGTTGGCGCCGGTAGTGTCTATATCAAGTTGTGCCCCAAACTGTGCTCCTTGATTTTTGTAACTGCTGGTCAAGGTCTGTGTGAGCGATATAGAATTGGTTGCCAAATTGACTGTGTAATAGTACACATTGCCGTTTTGTGAGTATGTGTTGGTTGCCTGTGGATCACCAATCAACAAGGTAGATCCATTGTGATTGGTTTTGATCACATTACCAAATGCTCCAGTTCCGCTGACACTGTTGACCTGAGTGTATTTGATGTTGGCCCAGTTGCCATTGGTTGTGGTGTACATTTCAACTCGATTGTTTCCACCTATGTAGATACGTTGTTTGTCAGCACTGACAGTAACACTGGAAACATTTCCTGCCATGTTGGCCATGGTAATGGTCTGTAACAGATGCACGTTGCCGGCTGTAACATCAACCAAGCGAATGTTGCTTGATATAGCGGCAAATTTTTCAGCCGTGGTCACTAAAAACACGTTGGCTGGACAAACATTACCCAAAGTTACGTAGATATTGCCCAAATGTGAAATAATAGAATTTTCAGGAATAAATGCAACCTGCCGTACATTGGCCAGTATGTTTGCAAAATTGCTGGCGTACACGTTGCCAGTGGTCACAAAGGTGTTTGATCCGTTGTTGATCTGTGTTCCTGTTGAAAATATTGTGTTGGCAGTCCAGGCTGTGCCTAGAGTAGGAAATGCATTAGCAACCCAAGGTGTGGCCATGGTATTGGCTGTGGTTGCGTCGTTGTGTCGATAGATGCGAACATTGCTGTTGGCTGTCACAACTAATAGATTTCCCTGTGAGTCTAGGCTCTGACCAAATTTAGATTCTGTGTTGGACACCGTGGTATTATAACTGTAGTTGCCATCGATGTTGGAAAATATCTGTATTTGATTTTGTCCAGGATTGGCGATATAAGCAAATTGACCATTGCTACTCAAATTGATATTTCTGCCAAAATAATCATTGACTGCATTGCTGTTGGCTGTGATATTTGCTGCCACTGTGTTGGGCCAGGCCTGATTAAATGTGTACACACCCCAGGTGTGGTCTGCTGTGGCTTGATCCACCCAAACGCGATCGTTGTTTTTCCAACCAGCCAACGGTGTTTTGTTATCAATTTCTAAAACATTGGTGGCACGCATTGACACCAACTTGTAAACCGCAGCACTGCTGGTTACCGGACTGGTGGCAATAAGTTTGCCCAATGTGTCTGGGTTTTTTATTTGTACAGTGACCTGTAGACTATTGATAACATCAACAACCTGATATATATTGTCATAGTTGGTGCTGAAGTTTTGTAAAATTGAATTGTCATAATACTCCACCTCAAATCCTTTTACAGCAATCAAATCTCCAATCTGAAACGAGTGCTGATCTGTGAATTGCAGTTGTGCAAAATCATCCAACACATAGGTCAGAGTTGTGGCGCTGACATTTGTTTCTGTCACACGATACACATTCCATTGTCCGTCTGGATCCTTGGCTGTCCAAATTTTAATTCCACCACCTACGTCAAAGTTTTGATTATACGTGGTAATATCAAACACTGTTGCATCAGCATCATCTAAATGTACGTAACCAGCAGTGGGCAGATCTTCCATGTAAAAATCTTTGTTTCTGTTGCCATACAGGGTGGTACTGACATTAAACAAGTCGTTGGAATTATACACATTTGACACAACCAAATTGGCATTGGCCTGTAGATTCACAATTATGTTTCCAGTGCTGTATGTGTTGCCTAGAGTAAATGCCACAGGATTGGTGTTGAATACCGACTGATCTAAAATAAATTCCTTAAATTGATTGCCATCCAGGTCTCCGTATTCGCCAACCTTGAATGCCCACTCCTCAAACAGGGCAATGTTACCCGACACGTTGTCAAAGTTTCCCTTGGTCAGTGCTGTGATGCTGTTGAGAGTTCCTTTTTCTTTGATCAGGCCTTGATAGAATTTGGTTTGATTTGGTATGCTGATACCAAGATCAGTCAAATAACTTCTTGGACGGAAACCAATCAGGCCAGCACTGAATAATTGTAGTGTTTCGTTACTGGGCGGTTGATCAACGTTGTAGATATCCTGTGATTGCTGTGCCAACAGCCCGAGACTTGGTAAAAGTCCTGTTTTGATTTCAGATTCCTGAATCTGTATCCAGTCTGATATGTTGAATTTTGCCGTGGCAGTGATAGCGTTAGGCGCTGTATAATAGTTGTTGTTGAATGTGACAATGTCTCCGACTTGATAATCGGTGTTTGGTGTCCAGTCTCTAATGTTTGCAGTGCTGTAAATATATCCGCTGGCACTGAGAGCACCGGTCCATCCTCCTGTTTTGGATCCAGACAACTTTAATCGGAACTGTCTTAGTCCCTGTGAAGGCACATAAATGATGTCTCCAAAATCACTTTGATTGTCAAAGATCAACACATGCTCAAACTGAATCAGATTCAATCGAGCAAAACATATACCTGTTCCGTTGAGCGTGGTAATACCAAATCGATTTCCATTGGCAAAATTTTCGGCTCTAACAAGATTAAAATTGGTATTTTTGATAGGCAAAAAGTTTTGATCCAACAAACGTCCCGACATACTGGTGTTGCCAATTTCATCCACCACAGATCCATTGGTCTGTAATGCAAGTCTACTGGAAGTTGGATTCAACACAATGATAGTGCCAACGTCCCACCCTTGTTGACTCCAGTATAAAAATTCTCTTACACTGGTTCTAAAATTTCTAACAGCCTGTAGGTCTCGATCAAACTCTTCAAAAACAAATCCTATTTTTTCAAGATAACGTTCGTAACTGATTAAAAAATCACCCAGTTGTTGTATAGTTGCATAGGTGGTGCCGTACGGTACCAGTAGTTCTTTGTTTGTGGTATCTTGATACAGATTAACAGACACATCTTCCACAGTCACTTGCTCGGCTCTACTGTTGGCAATGCTTGGTAAGATTGTAAAAAACGGGTTGGTAGTATCATACCCAACCACGCTGTAGCCAGTGGCAGTTCGTTGAACTATTACTGCGCTGTATGTGGCTGTACTGACAGGCACAGATTTATTTAGATAAATGTGATAATTGTTGTCGGGAACCACAATACCTGCTCGAGTTGCCCCCGGAGTGGTTTGCTCGGCTGTGACTGTGAGAATATTTTTGTCAGTGAATCCAGCAACTTTGTAATTTAATTTTACTTCTAAATTGTCTAAATATCCAGTAATCTTTTCAACAGGATCTATGCCTAAATTTTTAATATAATCGGCAATCCAGTTCACATAACCGCTGGTGCGTGTCACTGTGCCAGTGGTGCTGTCTCCGTTGACTGACAACAAGGCTGGACTAATTTTTGCGTTGTTTAAATTGTTAAACTGTCCAGTGATGTCGTTGACATAAAACTGTGATGTATCGTATTGTGTGCCAAAGTAACTGGCCGGTTTGGCCAAGGCCAAGGCCATTTGAACAGCATAAGGATAATCACTGCTGCGGCGCCAGGCTGTTTCTACTGGACCTTCCTGTCCAACGGTGTAATTGTTGCCACCAGCAGTCAGGTTATATTGTTTGATTATGTTGACATCTGTGGGTGGCAACAGGTTGCCTGCATTGTCTACAGGAATAAAATTGGTCAATCCGGGTCTAGCAAAACGCTCATCTGTGTAGGGCACACCGTTGTTCCAAACATACCCGGCTTCAAGGTCTTCCCACAATGTGAAATTGCCACGAGTGTAAGGAGCCGATCCATAACGTGTTTGCCACCAGGCAGGCTCAAATCCAAAACCCAACATTTCCCATGGTGCCAAATTGGGCCTGTCGGTATCGTACCAGTATTTGTAAATGGCACGCCACGATCCCTGCAAGGGCTCATCATTCACAGTGTCTGTGAATTTTTCGTAATTCCAAGTCCAGGCATTGTTGGCGTCGTACCAGACATTGGTAGTGTAATCCACATTGTTTGTGCCTGACCACTGCAAAAAGTTACGTGATAAAATTTGTATAAACTCATTGCGGGTGTATTCGGTGGTTCTAAAACGTCCAGGTACAATGTCATACAGGTTAATGATGTTTTTGCTGTAGTCTGCTTTGATGTTGTTGTAGATGCGTTTTTCAAGTTCTAATATATAGTCATCACGGAAGTCACCAAATGCCGGCATTACCGACCCGTCGTGGCCGCGTATGACGTTGGTGGGTGTTTGATAGGTAGTGTCTTCAAATATTAGTGGTTCACTCTTGGGGTACAGTCCCAACTTAGTTGGTGTTTCAGGAATAAAATTTCCGTCGGTGTTGAAGTAATCTCTAATCAGTATGGTGTCACCAACTGTGAGTGCAATTGAAAATATCACTGCAGGTACGGTGTTGCTAAAAACATAGTCTCGCCCAGCAACTAACTGCACTCCGTTGAGCCAGATCAATACTGCGCGATTGCTGAGTTGTGTGTTGTCAAAGATTGTGCTAATTTCGTAGTTGGTCTGCCGGGCATTAAGTACTGTGTAGTTGATTGCAGTGTAATTGCCGCCCTGTGGCACCATGTCAGAATAGTACCAAGGAAAACTGTTGTTCTTGACAGCATTGATGTTTTGCAAGATTGCATCTACACCACTGATAGGATCTGCGTAATTGAGTCCAGGCAGTGTGGTGCAAAGGCTTATAAACTTGTTTTTAAAACGACTGTATTCTTTTTTGGCCAAATCAATGCCATTGACAAAATTGACCACAGGATCATTCAAGAATGTCATGGCATAAATCAACGAAGCACTGTGTTGATTTAACGTTCCATTTTGCTTTTTAAAATAGGTGTCCTGAACAGGTCTGTTGTTGATAGTGGTGTTTTCCAACAACTTGTTGTAGTGTGTTCTAATTTGGCCCAAAGCAATGGTAGAAAAATTTTCATTCAAAGGATTTTGACTGAGATTTTTAGGAATCTCATAATAGGCCAGTTTGCTGACACTGTTGCTGTATATTGCTATGTCAAGTTTGTCTCCCACTGCTGGATCAGACAAAAAGATTATGACGTTGTATTCGCCATATGTGGTCAATTCATAATCTGTATTTTCAACCAACAAAATATTGTTTTTATAAACTTTGAGATGCGGAATTGATCTTGTGTTTGTTGGCAACACGTCAATTTGCACAAATGCACGATTGACACCATTGATTTGAATCACTCGACCATCAAAAAACTTGGTAAAGTTTTGATACTGACTGCTGGGCTCTGTTCCCTCTACCCAAGCATTCAATTTCTGTTGTGTGGTTAGACTTGTATTTTTGCCAAGGTATCCAGTGTTGCAATTGACAGAAGACATGGTTCCGGTGGCCATGTTTGTGACATAGTCAAATGTTTCTGTGTCATAGTGGTTGTCAAACACTATGTCACCAATGTTGTTGAAATTTTGATAGCGAAGTGGAAAACCCAAAATAGGATCGTTGTTGCCGGTTCCAACTCGATAACCAAAAATTTTACTGCCCGTAAAGGTCGATTCAGGATATGCTGTGGCATCACCAAAACTGTATCCATTGGCATCAAATAAATCAAACAGCGGTGGCTGGTTTATTCCTGTTTTGGCCTGTGCTTCAAACCAATTGGTGCCATCAAAATAGTAAGTTTTTCCAGCATTATCGCCTTCTGTGACCAAGGCATTTTCGCCGGGCAACACAGGATTGTCGTTGGTGGCCACTAGATTGATGTAATTTGCTTCAGGTTCTCCGGGTAGTGCTAGTCCTGGAATTTCTGTAACTTCCCAGATTTTGTTTCTGACATTGACATCATAGTCATTGGCAAATATTACTCTGTGACCTGGTGCCAAAGTCCTGCCATCTACCACAGCAGTGACCTGTCCTTGTACTCGTGTGGCTGGTATAGTCACACCAAATGCATCTGTTTCTGCAAAAGAAACTAGATCCACACTGTTTTTGGCTTGGCGTCCAAAATTAAACAATTGTAGGTCTGGCTCAAATTCAATTATGGGTCTGCGACCAGGCAAGTTGGGACCGTAGTTGGCTGCTGTGTTGTTGTACTGGGCTGTGTTGGTGATTACATCTTTGTGGAACCAGCGATTGCTACGACTCCAGGGATTACGGTCTCGACTGCCGCGATTGACAACAACATAATCAGGTGTGGTTTCTAACAAATCTCCGTATTGTTCCGGCACAACAGTCTGTCCCACAGGCACTAGATTAATGGCTGTCCCAACACCCTCCACATACCACTCTCTGATTCTATAGCCAGTGGTGCCATTCCACTCTCCCACCAATTGCTCGTTCTTGTAGGCCACAGCCGTGCCACTGGTGCCTGTGACAGTGGCCCCCATGTCTTCAAGTGCCTTGTTCCAGGTGCCGTAATTGACATAGTCAAATTTGTAATAACTGGCCGGTGTTACTAGACTATCAAATTGAATTTTTAATCCATTGGTAAACACCACACCATTGGGGCTGGTATATCCTACTCGGCCAATAATTTCTGTGTCAACTCTAATTGGATCGGACGTATTGTCTATCAGTCTGATTTCACCAACAAATCCTGCATCTCTGCTGTCTTGATAGTAGAGTGTGTCTGTGTTTGCTGTGACAGCAGGAACTATATTATAGTTTAGATTGTCATTCAACCAAAATTGATTGGAAGCATAAGTCTTACCTGAACTGATAAACACTTTTTGTCTAGGAGATATTGCAGTCTCAGGAGAAAGTTGTATGATATAGTCTGTGCCGGCTGCGTCAATTGAAACTAGATTGATTTTCCAAGTGCCGGTGCGAACAGCATCTGCAATTACATCTCCAGGACGAATGCTAGACACATCTAAACCGGCATACAAAGGGTTTACAGCAGGGGTAGTCCAGTAGGTGTCGTCCTCATCGTTGCCAGTAAAAATCAATGTTTTGTTCTGTAACTGATTGTTGATTCCGTCAACGCCATCAGTGTATTGATTCAAGAAATCGCTGAGCAGGCGATTTTGTATATCAGTGTATTTGAGTGTGATTGCTGCATCTACTGTGGCACTGATAGGCATCAAGATATAAAAATCTTGTGCATTATACAAAGGAACACGAAAGGTAACTGTGCCTGTTTCGGCACCATTGCCAGTGACTCCAAACACGTCTCTGGTACTGACTGTGGGAAGATTGGGGTCTACTCCGGTCACACCCGGAGCACTTTGTATCCAAAAATTGCTGCCTGGTTGATCCAAGGTAAATGTGTAGGTTCCGCCACGTACCAGAGTCAGTTGTGTGTTGGGTTGATAGCCAGTGCCAGTAAAGGTGTATCCACCCACTGCTGAGTTTTTGACCACAGTGTAGTCGGCATTGTAAGGTGCTTGATTTCCATAAACAACTATAGTGTCTGGACCGTCGGGCAACCAGTAATAGTTGAAATAATTTACAAATTTATCGTAATCAAAATGACCGTCCCAATTGTACATTTCACTGCCAAACAAGCGTTGTTGATTGTCAATCAGTCCACCGTAATTTTGTATGTTTTTTAATAGATCAATATAACCAGTGTTGAATTCTATTTCGCCACTTTTGTTGGTTACCACCACACTGGGTTCCATTTGATAATTTTTTCTTAGCGCATCCGGTTCAGGCACATAATTATCACCTGTTTTGTACGTGGGTGCAAATGTGCGTCCTATGTAACCGTTAACAGGTGTGTTGATAGCGTCGGACGCCAATTGATCCATGGTGGCGCCAAGAAATCGACGGTTGGTGGGAGTACGGAATACTCTAGGTAAAAAGTTAATTGTGTTAACTATGGCCATTAATAGGTCCCAATCAAGGTATTGCCCAAATTCAATTGGGCCGCGGTAATGGCTGAAATTATTTCAACGTCGTTGACTGTGGCGGCACTGGTGATGATTTCCCAGGGTTCACAGTTGATTTGAAAGTAGTTACCAAACACCAGGTTGTTGTTGGCCGGCACAATCAACACACTGCTAATGTTTGGCGCCAATGTTGAGTGTAAGTATGCAGCCAACTCACTAAAATAAAAAGTTTCTCCAAAGTCCCAGTTGCTGACATCAAAATATCGATTGACTGCGTTGATCACCTGGCTCTTGATCTCGTTGTCGGTAATGTTGGCACTGGGGTTTTTTACCACCTGAAATCTGGCACGTAGATTTTCAACAGCCTTGGTACCAAACAAAGGTTTGAATTTGGCTGGATTATAGATCAGTGTGTCGCTGACTGTTTTGTAGTTGTCCAGATCATTGTAGGCTGTTTCTAAACTGGTACTGGTGGGCAAATCTGGTTCCAATACTGTTCCTGTTAGATCTCTGAGATAGTTGGTGTAATCAGTGGCATAGGTTGAAGTTAACATGTACACATCAATGATATTGACTGGTGTTGGATTGATTCTACTGCGCCCTGGAACGTTGTGTTTGTATTGAAAATACAGATTGTCTTTGTATCCAACAGCAACATTGGCAGAAGTAGCAAACAAGTCAGGATTGTCAGGTATCAATTCAGACTGTGTGCTGGGCACACGAACCAAGACCTTGTTTTTGTCCACGTAGCCGTCGGCGGCAGTGATAGTGTTGTATATCTGCCATATCAGGTCGTCGTCTAAGGAGTCAACAGTGTTGGGCTTGGTATTAATTTTTAAGATTTTAACAATGTCGTTAATATTGGTTCCGGTGGAAGAATTATACACACGCACCATGGGATCAAAATAAAACTTGGTATTTCCAGCACTACTAAATGTGTATTCAATGGTTCTATAGTTAATGGTGTACAGACCTTGATTGTAAGTAAATTTCAATATCCAGTCTGTGCTGCTTCCAATATCGGCTGGGGCAATGTTTTGCCATACTCCGTATGGGCCATAGGTACCATCTTCATATTGGACTCTTACCGCGGTGTTGTATTTTAATCCAAAATTCAACAGAGTCTTGATCTGTGTGATTATGGTTGTGATCAATCCAGTGCTGAGATCATTTTTATAAGGCGGAACAATGGCTTCGGCACCAGCCAAACTCACATTGCCAAGTATTGCACCACTGGGAACCACAGTGCCAAACGTAATTTTGTCTACCACACGGTCTGTTACCACAGCGTAAAAATTCAATGTGTCCCCAATGTTGGTCAGTGTGTTGCCCAACTGCAATTGATGTTCGCTGTCAAATCTATAGCCCACAGGTGCACTGAACTGC